GCTCCTTCTGCTGGTGCTCCTGTAATGAATGTCTTGGCAATTCCTGCTAATGGTGTTGGTGTATTTAGTTCTATTCCACCGAATGCTTGGTTTATAGCTAGCGCAGCAACTTCAGTAGAAATTACCCCAGGTGAAGGGATTTCATAATGTCCTCTAATCAAGTAGCTTCAACTACTTCTACAAATTTATTGCCAGTTCAGGCTGAATATGCTTCTACTGGAAACGGAACTTGTTTAGGCTTGTATGGTCAAGCAGGACAGCCTTTAGTGCCTCCTATGAATTTGCAAAGTTTATCTGTTGGCGGTTGTTTATGTATTTCCAATCAGCTTCCTACATTGGGAACTGGTTGGGGTACAGGAGCAACAATCACAGCTAGCAATACTTCGGCTTTTCAAATTATTGTGGGGACTGGCGGTTCTTCTGGTGGGACTATTAACTTTCCAGCATCTAGTGCTGGTTGGGTTCTTCAAGCTTGGGATATTACTGGCGCAAATACATTGTTTTTGCAACAATCAGGAAGCTCTACCACCTCAGCATCATTAACAAGTTATGGCATTACAACTGGAACTGCCTCGCCTATGACTGCTGGTGATATGGTTCTTGTAATGGCAATGGCATTTTAAGGATTAAATATGGGTGCTCCCAATTCAACAGTAGACCAAAATCTACTGCCTGTTCAGGCTTATTTTGATGTTTATGGTAATTTTCAGACTTTTATTGGACAAGGGAAAGCATTTTATGCAAGCGCTAATCCTATTCAATCAGGTTTAACAATTACCAATAGCACATTAGACAGCTCGCCTATCGGTAGCACCTCACCTTCTACAGGTGTTTTTACCAATATTGCAACAGTTACTGGAACCATCAGCACAAATGCCTCTAGTGCTACTGATATTGTTAACTTTTTAACACTTCAGTCCTATGCTGCTGGAATTAGTTGGAAAAATCCTGTAACAGCGGCAACAACAGCAAACATTACGCTTTCAGGGCTTCAGACTGTTGATACAGTAAGCCTTGTTGCTGGTAATACAGTACTTGTTAAAAACCAAACGAACGCAGCTCAAAACGGTATTTATACGGTTTCTAGCGGTGCTTGGACTTATGCAACAGGCTGCACTACTTGGGCGCAATATGTTAGCGCATTAGTGTTCGTTGAGTATGGCGGTCAAGCTGGTTCAGCATGGTATTGTACAGCCCAGCCAGGCGGTACGCTTGGTACAACGGCAATGAATTGGAGTAATTTTAGTGTTTCAACACTATATTCTGCTGGAACTGGTTTAACTTTAACTGGTTATCAATTTAGCATTACCAATACAGGAGTTGCCGCATCCACTTATGGTTCTGCAACTGCAACCCCAGTATTTGCAGTAAATGCACAAGGTCAAATTACTTCTGTAACCAATACCACTATTACTCCTGCCATTGGAAATGTAACTGGTCTTGGTACAAATATGCTGGCTTTCTTGCAAACTCCAACTTCTGCAAATTTAGCAGCTACAGTTACAGATGAAACTGGAACAGGTGCTCTTGTATTTGCTACAAGCCCTACTTTTGTTACTCCAGCACTAGGAACCCCTGCAAGCGGTGTTTTAACCAATGCTACAGGCCTTCCCTTAACAACTGGTGTAACTGGTACTCTTGCTATTGGAAATGGCGGTACAGGGCAAATTACGGCTTCTTCGGCATTTAATGCATTAAGCCCAATTACAACTGTTGGCGATATGATTTATGGAAGTGGTGCAAATACTTCTTCCAGGCTTGCTATTGGAACTTCAGGGCAAATTCTTACTGTTGTTGCTGGTGTGCCTACATGGGTTTCTGCATCCGCAACCGTAACTTCTTTTAGCGGTGGAACAACTGGTTTAACGCCATCAACCGCTACAACTGGTGCAGTTACATTAGCTGGAACTTTAAATATTGCCAATGGCGGTACTGGTATTACTGCTTTTGGAACAGGAGTGCAAACTGCTCTTGGTCAAACAGTTACTGGTTCAGGCGGTATTGCTTTAGCTACAAGCCCAGTATTTGTTACTCCAACATTGGGTGCGGCAAGCGCAACAAGCATCAACACCTCTGGAACTGAAACTGCTAGTGCTTTTGTAGCCAATAAAACCATTGCTACTTCTGCAAATACTGGTGCTTTTAGTTATGGAACACTTGGTTATACAGACACAAGTATTTTTGCTTCATTTACATCAAGCACAAATAGCTACAATCAAATTGTTTTACAAAACACTAATTCAGGAACAACAGCTTCTACTGATTATGTAGTTTCTAATAACTTAGGAACTGCAAGCACCTATTATGGTGACTTTGGTATGAACAGTTCAGGATTTAGTGGAACTGGCTCTTTTGGTTTGGCAAATGCAGTTTATTTGCAATCAATGAGTGCTGATTTAGTAATCGGTACTGGCTCTTCAAATGCTGTTCATTTTGTTGTAAACGGTGGTGCTACCGATGCAGCAACAATTACTAGCGGTGGACAATTCCAAACAACTTCTGACGCATCTATTCACGGTCTTACTGTTGGTTTAGGTGGTGGTGCGCAAAGTGGTAATACTGCTGTTGGTGCTAGTGCTTTAGCGGCAAACACAACTGGAAATAATAATACTGCGGTTGGAATTCAGTCTCTTTTAGGCAATACGACAGGTGCTGGAAACGCATCTTTAGGTGTAAATTCCTTATACACAAATACTACTGGTGGTAGCAATACTTCTGTTGGTACAAGTGCTTTATTCTCAAACACCACAGCCTCTAACAACACAGCAGTAGGTTATCAAGCTGGGTATAGCGGCTCAAATACAGGAAGTAACACATTTTTAGGATATCAAGCTGGGTATTCTGAAACAGGCACTTCAGGTGTAGGATTAAATACTTATGTAGGATATCAATCTGGTTATGCAATGACCACAGGATATGCCAACACTATTTTGGGTTCTTACTCAGGTAATCAAGGTGGGTTAGATATTCGTACAGCAGCAGGATACATTGTCTTATCTGATGGTTCTGGTAATCCTAGAGGTGTTTTTGATGGTAGTGGTAATTTTTTAGTTGGTACTACAAGTGCATCTGTTAATAATTCAAACAGTTTTGTTTATACTGCTGGTATTAGTGTTGTAAACCATATTTCAGGTACTGCTTCTGGGTATTATTACTCAGCTTTTGGTTATAACGGTACAACAATTGGCACTATTACTCAAGCTGGAACTACTGGCGTTCTTTACAATGTTACATCTGACCGCAGATTAAAATCTAATATTGCGCCACTAACAGATAGCGGAACAATTATTGACGCTTTGTTACCAAGAATATTTACTTGGAACGCAGATGGTTCTTCTGATATGGGTTTTATTACAGACGAATATCAAAAACAATTCCCAAATGCTATTACAGGACAACCTAATGCTGTAGATGCAGAAGGAAAACCAGTTTATCAACAAGGTGATTTTTCAACCTCTGCCAAAATGGCTGTATTAGTAGCAGAAATTCAATCTCTCCGTGCTCGCTTAAAAGCAGCCAATATCGCTTAAGGAATAATAATGGCAAATACATACACTTGGACAATCACTTCAATGTCCACACTTCCTTCTCCACCCGCACCAATTAATGAGTATGTAGTATTAGCTCAATATTTGGTAACTGGTACAGACGGCACTAACACAGCGTCAATTGCTGGTTCAAGCCAGTTTACGATTGATACAACAGCCACTCCAATTCCTTACTCACAGCTTACACAAGCAGAAGTTTTAGGCTGGATTCAAGCTGAACCTAACTTAGTAATTAACACACAGGCTAACATTGACGGACAAATTGCATCAATCGTTAGCCCACCGATTAGCCCAGCAGTTACAGAATTACCTTGGGTTACTGCTTTAAACGCACAAACTTTTACACCAGCGAACTAAAATGACACAGCCTATAGATATTATTAGCAGAGCCTTAAAAGACATTGGCGCATTAGAAGCTGGTGAAACTCCTACTCCAGAGGCTGCTCAAGATGCTTTTGATATGCTAAATGATCTCGTAGACCAATGGTCTAATGAGGATATGATGGTTTACAACACCACAGAAATCATATTTCCATTAATTTCAGGTCAAGTTCAATATACCATTGGGCCTACTCCTTCAACTGCAAACTTTGTTGGAGCTACATTTACAGGCTCAATTGCAGGAAATATTCTTACTGTAACTTCATTAACTACAGGCGCAGTAGCACAAGGACAAACCCTAAAAGGAACTGGAATTATCCCAGGGACTAAAATTGTTCAGTTTCTAACTGGTGCTGGTGGTCAAGTTAATGAAGTTGGCACTTATGAATTAAATATTACCTATACAGCACCTGTAAGCTCTGAATTAATTACTGCTTATTATCAAAAGCCTTTATTTATTGACCAAGCTTATGTAAGGGTAAATACTCAGTCTAATGGTCAAGCTGTTCAAAATGGTGGTTTAGATTATCAAGTTGCTGTAATTGCTCTTGAAAACTATAACCAAATTGGATTAAAGACTCTTAATGGTCCTTGGCCTAAAGCTCTTTATTACAATCCAAATGCTGAATCTGGAAATATTTTTGTATGGCCTAATCCAGCTCAAGGCGAGATGCATATGTTTTCATCTACTATTTTTAGTAATTATGAAACTTTGTATGACAATATTGTGCTTCCACAAGGCTATTCAATGGCCCTTAGATGGAATCTTGCAGAAAGATTGATGCCTATGTATGGCAAAGCTTCTGCAACTCAAATTAGCATGATTAATGCTTATGCTGCACAATCTAAATCAACAATTAAAAGAAACAATATGAAACCTATTGCTGCTGCTGGCTATCCTGATTCTATGTTGGTGGGTCGTAGTCGTGATGCTGGCTGGATTTTGAGCGGAGGGTTCTTTAGGTAATAACCATGATACTTAGTGGTGGTATAATAAAGCTATGAAAACACACTACACTTATGCTCATGCAAAACCAAACGGAACTATTTTTTACATTGGTAAAGGAATAGGTAGAAGAGCTTATTCTAAAAATCGCAATGATTATTGGAAACGCATAGTTGCCAAATATGGTTATGAAGTTCAAATACTTGCCCATTGGGATACCGAAGCTGAAGCATTAGACCATGAAGTATTGTTAATTTCTTGTATGAAAGATATGGGAATTGAGCTTTGTAACCTTACTGATGGTGGCGAAGGTGCAACTGGCTATAAACATACGAATGAACATAAAACTAAATTAAAAGGAAATTCTTATGGAGCTTCTTCTTGGGGTTTGACTTTTAAAGGAAAAAAACATTCCGAAGAATCTAGAGCACAAATGTCTTATGTTCGTATTGGCAATAAAAATAAAGCTGGAACAACCCTTTCTGAAGAATCTAAGACTAAAATTAGTGCATCTAATCTTGGTAAACCTAAACTTAAAAAACGAGTTTTAACTGCTGGACAAGTATTAGAAATTAGACCAAGAATAGGCTACAGAAACATTGCCCAACTTGCTAGAGAATATGGTGTAAGCGAATCTACTATTCGTAGAATTCGTGATGGCGAACGATATGGGGATATTAAATAATGGATTTTGGCTTTGTTGGAGCTTCTTATGAAGCCCCTTCTATTTATCAAGATGCTCAGGAGTGCATAAACTGGTTCCCTGAAGTGGACCCTACTAAGCCACAAGGCTCTAGAGGTGTTGTTGCTTTATATCCAACTCCAGGGCTTACTTCTGTTTTAGCCCTTACTCCACAAGCTGAAGTAAGAGGAATGAAAACTTTGTCAGGCGGTCAGGATTTTGTAGCTGTATGCGGTCAATTTGTTTATTGTGTTGATGCAACATTTACACCTAGAATCATTGGTCAGCTTAATACAAATTCAGGTTATGTTGGAATTGCCGATAATGGCATAAATGTCTATATTACTGATGGTGCAAATAGATATAGCTGGTTTATTAAAGAAGATGCAGATGATTGCATTTTCCAAGGTTCAATTTCAGGAACTACTTTAACTGTTACAGGAATTAATGTATTAGGTACTGGAATTACTATTGCTAGTCAGCTATTTGGTGCTGGAGTATTGCAAAATACCATTATTACAGCTCAAACAGGTGGTACAACTGGTGGAATTGGTACTTATACAGTAAATTTAACTCAATCTGTAGCTTCAACTCAGATGTTTACTAGTGATGTAGCAGCAGAGATTACATCATCAATTTCAGGAACTACTCTAACTGTTACAACAATTTCAGGGACAGATACTTTATCTCCTGGAATGACTATTGTAGGAACAGGAGTAACTAATCAAACCATTATTACTGCTTTGGGAAGCGGAACAGTATTATCCACAGCCATAGCAACAGCAGGAACTGGATATGCTGTAAATGACACAATTACAGTTGTTGGCGGTGTTTATGGAACTACTCCTGCAACTTACACAGTAGCTAGTATTGGGGTTGCTGGAGCAGTTGCTACATTGACAGTTACTAATGCTGGTCAATATACCTCTAATCCTATAAATCCAGCTTCTACTTCTACAAGTGGAGCTGGTACTGGCTTAACTCTTACCTTAACTTTTGGTAGCGGTACAGGTGGAACTGGTAATTATGTAATTAACAAAACTCAAACAGTTGCCTCAGAATCAATGTATGCACTTAGATTTAGTGTCATTCCTTCTACTGATGGCGCATTTACTGGCGGTACTATTGTTGATGTTATTGATAATTACTTTATTTACAATGACCCAAATACTCAAAAATGGGCTGCATCTAATATTTTGAGTCCGATTACTTATAGTTTATCTTTTGCTTCTAAATTTACAGCACCTGATAACCTTGTATCTTTAATATCTGACCATGGACAAGTTTATTTGCTTGGAGAAACTACTTCTGAAGTTTGGTCAGATGTAGGAACTTTTCCATTTGCTTTCCAAAGAATTCCTGGAAGTTCTAGTCAACATGGTATTTCTGCTCCTTTTTCAGTAGCAAGGGTAGGTAATTCTTTTGCTTATTTAGCTCAAAATATTAGGGGACAGTCTGAAATTGTCATGATGAATGGCTATTTCCCAACAAGAATATCCACTCATGCTGTAGAAAATACTCTTGTAAACCAATATGTAGGTGATGCTATTGCCTATACTTATCAGCTAGAAGGCCATGAAGTCTATGTAATTTCATTCCCTACTCTTGATTTAACTTGGGCTTATGATTTTACAACTCAGCTTTGGCATAAATGGCTTTGGGTAGATAACAGTAATACCTATCATCGCCATAGGTCAAATTGTGGATGCTTATTTCAAAACATCTTTTTGGTAGGCGATTGGGAAAATGGTCAAATCTATCAATTAGATTCGCAAAACTATACAGATAATGGCGATACCATTCGCAGGGTTCGCAGAGCTCCTCATTTGGTTACTGACCTTCAAAGACAGTATTTTGATGAATTTCAGATTCAATTCCAGCCAGGTGTAGGTTTAACAGGAACAACTATTCCTTTAAATGGAGAAACAGTAGGCGCAAATCCTCAAGCTATGCTTAGATGGTCAAATGATGGTGGCTCTACATGGTCAAATGAACATTGGCAAACTATTGGTAGTATTGGTAAATACCAAAACAGGATTATTTGGCGCAGATTGGGTTGGTCTAGAGATAGAATATTTGAGGTAGTTGTTACTGACCCTATTAAAGCGGTTATTGTTTCAGCTAATCTTAAAGCTTCTGAAGGAGAAAACTAATGGCTGTTAATCAAATTTGGGGAACAACTCAAAATAATCCCTATCCTGTAACCCCTTTATTGGATGATGGCAATAAACTGCCAACAAGGGCATGGCAACAGTATTTTCTTAATTTGCTTAATTTTTCAGCATCTCCTACAGCTACAAAAGGCTCATCTACTTTGCCTACAAATCCAGTAGGATTTATTAATATTACTGTTAATGGCAAGCCTTTTAAGGTTCCTTACTACAATATATGAACCATTCAATTACAGTTACTTATGGAAAAGGGTTTTTACCTGTAGTTCCATTAAAAGAAAAAGTAGAAAAACTTCAAGAAGCTTTATTGCAAATGCCTCAAGCTGATGTAAAGTTTTTGCATGATTTTGAGCCTGGAAAATATATCAGAACAATGATTGCTCCCCCTTGGTCAGTTATTGTTGGTGCAGAGCACAAAACTCCTTATAAGGTCATACTTAAAAAAGGAACAATAGCTGTCAATATTGGCAATGAAATTAAGATTTTGACAGCTCCAATGGAATTTGATGCTCCAGCAGGAATTAAAAGAGTTGGCAGAGTATTTGATGAAGAATTGATCTGGATTGATATTTATGACAATTTAGATGATTGTAAGGATATTCTTGCTATTGAAGATAGGCTTTATATCATCCCTGAATGTGGATTAATGTCTAATAGAGTTTTAGAGAATAAAACAGAGCAAAAAGATACCGAAAAACTTACCGATGGCATTAAAATGCTATTAACTGATAATCTCGGTTTTAGCAATTAGGAGAAAGATTATGGCAGGTGGAATAACAGCAGCAGTTATAGGAGGAGCAGCAGTTCTTGGAGGAGCTTATATGAGCTCTCAAGGACAGCAAAATGCTGCTCAAACTCAAGCAGATGCTGCTAGACAGCAACAACAGAACTTACTTGCTGCTGGTCAACAAGCTTCTCAACAATTTACTCCTTATGCTGATTATGGTACTGGTACTGCATTAAAGAATTTAACTAGCAATAATGCTTACTTTAATAATCAATTTAGCAATGCAGACTTAAATTCTAATTTAGCTCCTAATTATGCTTGGCAACTAGGCCAGGGACAAGCAACTCAAAATGCTTCTGCAAATGCTACAGGCGGTATGGTTGGTGGTAATGCTCAACAAGCTTTACAGCAATATACTCAAAATTATGCTTCTACAGCATACCAAAATGCCTTTAATAATTATCAGACTCAAAGGGGCAATATTAATGCCATGAATATGAGTGGTGCTCAATTAGGTTTGGCTGGGGGTACAGGTTCAGCAAATGCTCAACTTGGCACAGCTACCAATGTGGCTGCTCTTGGTATTGGCTCTGCAAATGCAACTGCTGCTAGTCAGATTGCACAAGGAAATATTGCAAGTGGAGCATTAAATTCATTAGGAAGTATGGGTTATGGTTATGCTACTCAAGCAAATAATCAAAATAATGCTTATCAAACAGGATTAAATAATTTAGGCGGTTTTAGTGCCGATCAAGTTGCTCAGGGAGCAAGCCCTGGAGGAGCATTTACACCTACTGCTGGCAATTCATTTACTTTAAATCCAGGTTAAGGTTTAATTATGGCAATTTCTACAAGCGGAGTTTCTGTTCCTCAATTAGGTCAGACTATTGATTCAAGTATTTATGGAAATCAAAATGCTCCTAAGCCTATGACTATTTCAGATATGTTGGATATATCTGGTAAAAGTTTAGATATTCAAAAGAAAAAAGCATTACTTCAACCTGAAATTGAGGCTGGTGAAGCTGCATCTAGAAAAGCAATTACGGAAGCTGATACTTCTCAACTTTCAAACTACACAAATCATTTGACTGCTGTAGCTCAAGACCAACAAAAACTTTTGACAAAAAAAGATTTAGGCAAGCAAGATATTGTTGATTCAGTAATGACTCATGCAAAAAATGCCAATACCCCTGAAAATGTTGTTGCTCAAACATTGTCTGATATTCCTGAAAATGGGACTCCTACTCAATATAAAGCATGGCTTGCTAGTCATTTAGCTAGAACTTTGACGGCTCAAGGTCAATTAGAAGCTCTTTATCCAAAAGCAGCTCAAACAAATCTTGGTGGCTATACTGCTCCATTGGCACAAGGAAATGCTTTACTTGCTGCACAAGCACCAGGAAGCCAAGCTGGTCCAGGAACTCAATTAGGTTTGGCTGCTGGAACAGAGCTTGTAGCTCAACCAGGCGATAACTCAGGATTGCCTCCAGGAACTAAGTATTTGACAGGTGGTGGCGGTGCAATGCCTCAAGGTGGTTCTCCTATGGGCGGTGGCGGTCAAGGTGGTGTTACACCAGCTCAAATGAATATGCCTGCAAATCAACAACAATCTGGCCCTGCTGTTTCTGCTTTATCTCCACAAACTTCCGCTAACTTGGAATTGGGCAATAATTTAGTTAATAGGTCAAGAGAACAAGCTGGCAATGCTGTAAGGATTGAATCTGCTGCAAATCAAGCAATTCAGCTTTCTCAAGTTACTGATACTGGTCAAGGTGCTCATTTATGGAACAATCTCAAAGGCAACTATGTTGGTATGCCTGAGTTTGACCCTGCTCATCCTGCTGCTAACTATCAGATTTTGGGCCATGTATTAACTAATGAAACTAACCTATTGGCTCAAAACCCTGCTTATGGTGCTGGAACAATGGCTGGTGGTGGCGGTACTCAAAAACAAATTGAACAAGCCACTCAGACAGCAGGAAAAACTGAATGGAACCCAGAAGCCATTCAATACACCTCAAGATATAACCGAGCATTGGCTTATGGTGTTCAGATGTTTAATCATGGTGTGGACCAATCTCAAGTTATTAGCAATAAAAATCCTCTTTATGCCAATGATTATCAACAAAAATGGAATTCTAATTTAAACTTAGACTCTATTAGATTGGCTGATGCTAAAAGAAATGCTGGCATAGACCCACAAGGTATTACTCAAGTTACTAAAGAGCTTGGTGGAGAAAAGTCTGCAAGATACAAAAAAGCTCAGGAAGATTTGCGAATTATTAATGGCATTGCTACTAGGGGCAAATAATGGCTTTAGAGTTTGTTGACCCAGATACATTATCTACTCCTGAAGTTTTGCCTGGTTCTGGTAAAAATGTTCAAGTTTCTGGATGGACTGAGCCTAAAGAAAGTGTCAAGTTTGATACTAAAAAAAGCTATGGCACTCCAGCAAAGCTTTTAGATAATGTCATTCAAACAGAAAGCTCTGGTAATCCTCATGCTGTAAATCCTACATCTGGTGCTATGGGTGTAGGTCAATTTATGCCTGAAACTGTGGCAATGCTTCATAAGCAAGGAGTGGAATTTAATCCATTTAACAAAGATGAAGCTAGAGCTGCAATGGACTATTACATTAGTCAATTGCATAAAGAGCATGGTGGCGATTATGTAAAAGCTATGAAGTCTTATGGTGGATTTAAAACCAAAAATCCTGAAAAATATCTTGACCAAGTTTTGCAAGATGTTGACCTTTCTGAAAGCAATCCTTTATTTGTAAGTCCAGAATCTTTACCAGGAAGCACAAATATTCCTGAATCTGAATTACAAGCTAAACCAAATTTAACTTTTGCTAGAGCTGCTGGATTGTTTACTAGAGGTGCAACTCCTGCTGTAACTGGAGCTACACTTGGGGGTACTGTTGCAGGAGCTCCAGGGGCTCTTGTAGGCTCTGTTGCACTTCCTGCTGGCGATGTATTGAATACTGGAATTAATGCTGTTACAGGGGGTATTAACAAGTATGCAGGGACTAATATTCCTCAGCTTCAAATGCCAAGCGATGTAGCTCAAAAATGGATGACTCAAGCTGGTTTACCTGTAGCTCAAACTGGCCCAGAAAGATTGATTCAAACTGCTGGTAGTGCAATGGGCGGTACTGCTGCTGAACTTCCTGCTGTATCTAGATTAGCTACTACAGCAGCCTCTCCTTTTGTAAGAGGTGTTGCTGAATCTGCTGCTGCTGCTCCTAAAGCGCAAATAGCTGGTGCAATTCCTTCTGCTGTTGCAGGACAAGCTGTTTATGAAAAAACTGGCAATCCTTATTTGGCTATGGGTGCTGGAGCTATTGCTGGTGCTCCTTTTGGATTCTCATTAAAGCAAAATGCCCTTAATGCTCCAAAACAATCTGAATTGGCACAAGCTGCTAAGACTCTTTATTCTCAAGCAGAGAATTCTGGAGTTCAATTCAATGGCAGCAAGTTTGCAGACCAAATGTTTAGAGCTGGTCATGAATTAAGGCAGGAGGGATTTACTTCTAAAGGCTATCCTGGCATTGATGGAGTTATCAATGAGATGGTTAGAACTGATGTGCCTAAAGATTTTACTGAATTACAAGCCATTAGAAAAATGATTCAAGGTCAGCAAAAGAGCATAGACCCAGAAACTAGAAGGCTTGCAGGAATATTAAAAGATAATTTTGATGATTATGTCTTAAATGCTCCTCCAGACCATATTACTGCTGGCGGTCCACAAGGATTAAAAACTTGGCAAGATGCTCGTCAAACATATACAAAACTTAAAAAAGCTGAGATTTTTGATGATATGTTTGAAAATGCCTCTTTTGATAAAGATGTAAATACTTCTCTTACAAAGCAAATGAAACAGCTTGCTACAAATGATAAGAGAATGAGGACATTTACTCCTGAAGAACAAAAAGCCATTATTGAAGTTGCCAAAGGTAATGCTACTCAAAAGACTTTAGCTCTTGTAGGTAAATTTGCCCCTGATAGTGTCTTAGGAGTTCTTACTCAAGGTGCTCTTGGATATGGCGGTGGACTTCATGTTGGCCTTCCTGCTGCTGCTGGAAGTTATGCTTCTAAAATTGCTGCTGAAAAGTTAAAATCAAATGAGGTATCTAAACTTGGCGATATGATGAGGCTTGGAAAAATGCCAGAATTTGAGTCAAGATTTAAAAATGTACCAGCCACAGCCCTTAGAGGTTTGTTATCTGGCAGCCCAACAACTAAAGGACAGTAATGGCAACAGTAAATCTATCCCCCTTATTTAATGCTCAAACTATTTTTGGGCCTACTGGATTGCCTTTATCTGGCGGTCAAATTTTTACTTATCAAGCTGGAAGCTCTACCCCTCTTGCTACATACACAACAGTAAATGGAACTATTGCAAATGCAAACCCTATTATTTTAGGTTCTGATGGCAAACTTCCAAATGAATTATGGCTTCAACAAGGCTATTCTTATAAATTTGTTTTAGAAGATTCAACTAGTGTATTAGTTAATACTTATGACAATATTGCTGGAATTCTTACAACAATTCCTACTACAGTTCCATCTGTTCCTAGTGGCTGTATTTTAATTTGGTCTGGCTCTGTTGGCTCTATTCCTAGTGGATTTGTAATTTGTGATGGTACAAATGGAACTCCTGATTTAAGAAATTCTTTTGTATTAGGCGCAGGAAATAGTTATACAGTAGGTCAAACTGGTGGCTCTACAGATGCTATTGTTGTGTCACATACACATACGGCAACTTCAACAGTTACAGACCCAAGCCATGCTCATCCAACAGGAAGCTCTGGAGCAGGATCGCCAAATGGAGCAAATTTATCTGGCGTTGGATATGGAAGTGCAAGTAGCACAGGTTCTGCTACAACTGGAATTACTGTAGCTACAACAAATACTACAACGGGTGTAAGTGGTACAAATGCTAACCTTCCTCCATACTATGCTCTTGCATACATCTATAAAACTTAATGGGTGAGATTATGTCCTATGATTTTGACCCTGTTAAGTATGGAGTTCTCTGGCAAAAAGTAGAGGACTATGAAAAAAAGTTTGATTCTATGGAGCGCAAAATAGACAAACTTGAAAATTCTATTGATAAATTAGTTAGTCTTGCTGATAAATCTAGAGGTGGATTTTGGATGGGAATGGCAATGGTATCTGGAATTAGTGGATTAGTTGCTTTTGTTGCTGGGTTTTACCATTCAAAATGAAGGCGCATAAATCCAAAACAATGTGGTTTTCTTTTGCATTGGTTGTTTTTGGTGCTTTATTTGATAACTTTTCTTATGTTCAAAACATTATTGACCCTCAATATTATGGTTTGTGCTTTATTAGCATTGGGATTATTGTTGCTATATTGCGCTTTGTAACTAGCGAGCCTATTCAATGATTCTTCCTTTTAGTTATTATTTATCAATCGGTTTAGCTGTTTTAGCTTTATCTGGATTGGGTTATGGAAAATATGAGCACTATAAATTTGAAGAATACAAAGCTCAAGAAGTTAAAAATGCTATTCAAAAAGAACATAATCTCCAAGATGCTACTGATGAAATAAGGAAACTAAAAGATGCTCAAATCAATGCTATTAACAATCAGCTTGCTAATGCTCTTGTCGAGCTGCGCTCAAGAACCAGTAGGACAGATAAAGTATCCACCAATGGACAAGTTGCCACAGGAAACGATGGAAGCAAACTTTTCTACGAGGATAGCGTCTTTCTTACAAGGGAAGCTGCTAGAGCCGATACAATCAGAGAAGCATTAAAAGCTTGTTATGCTCAGTATGATGAAGTTTCAAAATGAGTAAAGAATCTTCTTTATCTTGGTATTATGCAAACAAGGAAAAAGTCCTTGCTTATAAAAAAGAGTATTACCAAAAAACTAAAGAAAAAAGAATTGCTTTTAATTCTGAATACAGAAAAAACAACTCTGAAAAAATTGCCAAAATAAACAAAGAATGGCGATTAAAAAATACTGCTTTAGTAAATGCAAAAAATCGCACTAGAAAAGCAGCTCAAAAATATAGAACTCCTTTATGGCTTAATGATATTGACCATGAAAGAATTAAAAATGAATACAAACTTGCTAATATTTTAAGCAAATTAACTGGTCAAAAATGGGAAGTTGATCATGTAATACCTTTACAAGGTGATTTTGTATCAGGCCTTCATGTTCCAAGCAATTTAAAAGCTATTCCAGCATTTTATAATAGATCAAAACACAATAAATATGCCATTAAATAATGAACAACTTCAAGCATTAGGAATTGATACTAAATGGCTTAAACCTTTAGAAGATACTTTTGCCAAATATGGAATTAATACTCCAGTTAGACAAGCAGCCTTCATAGGTCAATGCGGTCATGAATCAGCAAACTTTAAGACTCTTGAAGAAAATCTTCATTATTCTGCTGGAACTTTAATGCGAGTTTGGCCTTCTAGATTCCCAGATGCCAATACTGCTGAAAAATATAATAACAATCCTCAAGCTATCGCAAACAAGGTTTATGGCGGTAGAGCAGACCTTGGAAATACAGAAGATGGTGATGGATGGAATTTTCATGGCAGAGGCTTAATACAGCTTACAGGGCGGTCAAACTATCAAGTATGTGGCGATGCTATAGGTCAGCCATTAATACAGCATCCTGAGCTTCTCTTAGAGCCTGAATGGGCTTGTATGAGTGCAGGATGGTTTTGGAATCGCAAGCAGTTAAATTTATTGGCTGATGATGAAAACTGGGAAGCCATGACAAAAAGAATAAATGGCGGTCTTTTAGGTTTGCAAGATAGAATTGACAGAATACATAAAGCAATGGATGTTCTAGGGGCTTAAACTAGCTTAAGAATGTCGGAGTTAATAGCTCCGATGTTTTCCAAATTGCGGTCTGGGTAATTATTTTTCAAAAGAACATACTGCATACTTGCCAATCTTGCAGACCTTTTGCAATCAGATTTTACTTGCACCCAAGGACATTCTGAAATATTAGTTTGCTTAAACATCTCATTTTTGGCCTTGGTGTATTCATCCCAAAGGGTTTGTGAAGCAACATCTATAGGGCTTAACTTGCCAAGCTTTAAAGGATGAAGCTCTCTATCCTCAAACCTTCTGGCTTGCTCTTTTTTGCTTACTGAATACCAAAACTTAATAATCTGAATATCAGCTTCAATCCAAATTTTTTCTAATTTGGCGCACTCTTTAAAAAATTGCCTTGTTTGGTCTGGAGTGCAAAACCCCATTACAGGCTCTACTCCAGCCCTGTTGTACCAGCTTCTATCCCAAAATGTAATCTCGCCTGCTCTAGGAAATTCTCTAAGATGCCTGGTCCAGTACCATTCAAGCTTTTCAAGCTCAGTTGGCTTTTCCAAAGCAACCACTCTTGCTCCTCGTGGATTAAGGTGCTCCATAAATCTTTTAATACTTCCACCCTTGCCTGCTGCATCTCTACCTTCAAAAATAATAATATGCTGAGTTTTTTGATCTTTGACAAAATTTTGCCATTTTAATAACTCAATTTGTAATAAATACTTCTTGGCCTCATATTCCTTGAGGCCAATAAGATTCCTTGGAGAATCTTCCGATTGGTCTATTGAGCTCAAATTAGTTGTATTACAGGCTTTTTATACTCTGCATGGTCTAAAGCTGCTTGCCAGCCCTGAGTCCACAAAGTTAAAGCTGTAGAACCTTCATAAAAGAAATCAGGATATAAAGCAAAGAAAGTTTCTTCACAATCATTATCTGGAACTTTTAAATTACCCCCAAAAGGGATTCCTTCATTTGTCATGGTCTTTTCCGATTAAATAAAAAATTACAATGACAAAGCCAATCAAGACAGTTAAACCGAAAATCATGGCTATATCATCCATGATTGGCAAATCTTTTGTGATATTTGATTCTAGCTTCTTGTGCAACTAAATCAGCTAACTCAACATCTTTAAAACCCCCAACAAAAATTGTTTTTTTATTCACTTTAATAGTAACAATCCATTTTTTATTAGTTTTGCACCAATGCACATTTTTAAAGCCTGATTTATTATTTTTTTGAATTTTTTTATTTTGTCCATTTTCAACAGTTGATGCTGGTCGTAAGTTTTCTATTCTATTATCTGTTTTAATACAATTTATATGATCAATTTCTTTTGATAAAAATCCATAATGCATCATAAAAATTACTCTACTTTGAGAATAACTTTTTCTATTAAGCGTTACTTTTTTGTATCCTCTTAAATCAACTTGTTTGCAAATTGAACCAGCTTTTACATTTTTAGAAGAATTAATTTTCCAATACAAATTGCCATTTTCGTATAAAAAAATTTCATGTAAATATTCTTGAGTTAAAATTTTATCAGCCATAGCAATTCCTATAAATTGTGGTGGTTAGAAGCCCCTATTGGTTGTCAGACCTTTAGGGGTTTTGTTTATTTTAACTTAATTTTTTTAATTCCAGCACTTCTTCGCAAATCATGAGAGTGTAGTTTTTTCCCAACAGATTTAGGAACTTCACCAGCTTTTTCTGCAATCTTAGCTGCAACTTTGCGAGTGACAATCCGACCATTAGAAAGCTCAAATTCATGCTTTGCGCCTTTTGCTTCTTTTCCAGCTATCTTTTTTAGTTCATCATGGCTATAAGCTTTTGACTTAGCCACAATAACCTTGCCAGATTTCTCTTTTATAGCTGGTTCTTTTACAGTTAATTTTTTAGTTGCCATTATTTAATCCTCATTACTTTGGCCTTTCGCAAGACCTGTTCATATTGCTCTTTAGCTGCATCGTCAAGCTGGCGCAAAGGAAGATTTTGATAGTATCGCCATTTATCCCTATAACCCTGAATCTCTGATGGCGGTGTCCAGCCATTCATTCTCCAGCGAATTGTAATGTCAGTTCCAGCAGCAGTCCATATGTGTTCATTCATAATGCCTCCTATTGAGCCCAAAGATAGAATCCATGAAGGATTCCGATTGGAAAAAATAAAGCACCTGCAATTAAAAAACCCCAGGCTGCATGACTAAAGCAAAAAAATATGTGAGTTAGCCAAGCAAATCCACAAAGTATTCCAACTATTGCTCCCATGACTTCTCCTTATCGGCAAATAGTTACCCATTGACATCCAGCGCCACCACAAACATATTGTTGCCAGCAATTTGCGTGTTGAGCTAAAGCCAAGCCAGTTACAAAAAAGAAAGCTACTGCTGCGATATATTTTTTACCCATGATTCATAAACTCCTTATGATTTTCTTGTCTAAATTCCATAACAACATTTTTTGCTTCATTTAAATCTTTAAAATATCCAAGTTGATACTGTTTACCATTTACATAACATTGAGCTTTCCAAGATTTATCTCGATTAGCCCAAGAAACCCCTTTAATTCCTGATTTATTGTCAGATCTTAATTTATGGTTCCATTGATTTTGAGAATGGCTTGCTTCCCTTAAATTTTCTATTTTGTTATTGGATTTATTGTTATCTATATGGTCTATAAACTTAGGCATATATCCTTTGTGCATCATAAAAATAATTCTATGCAAATAGTATTCTTTGCCATAAAAAGCAACTCTTTTATAATCATTAGTTTTGCTTCCAGCCAATTTTCCAATAACAGTTTTTTTGCTTATTAATTTTTTCCAATACAAATTGCCATCTTTGTATTGGAATAATTCAAGCAATAATTCTTTAGAAAGGGATTTTGTCATCTTCTATAGAATTTGATGATTTTTCAGCTTGTTCTGATTTTTCTTCTGGAACATTTAAATAGGCCCAAAAAGCACCTTCTTTTAATCCCAATAAAGGAAACATTTCAAGCTTAAGCATCAAATCCCCTTTTTTAGTTTCTGTAACAATCCCAACTGTAGCATATCTTTTCTTATTTGTTCCATCCTGAGCTGTGTATTCAGAAACTGGAGCCTTTACATACCATTTAATAGCCATTTTTACATCCCTTTCATTTGTTGAACTTCTGCTTCTACTTCATCTAAAAACTGCTTAACTTCTCTTTCCATGTCTAAAATAAAATGGTCATCCCTATTAACTCGAACAACTAGCAACTGGCTGCGGTCAGGCATCCTGGGGTCAAAACTTACAAAATCGCACCAATCCCTATTAGTTACAGCTATTTGAGCTTGCATCTGGATAAAGTATTTTTTAGGTGGTTCTTTAGCTTTGAAATACTCCCAATGAGTTGCGCTATTAGGACATTTAATCTCCACAAGACCCCTATCAGAAACAAGCCCATCAGGACTGCAACCAAACCACTTAATACTAGGATGGTCAATGAAAGCGACTTGATCGACAAAATTATTGGTATTGACTTCATAAGCTACCCTTGCTTGAGGTTCAGTTTGAGTACCCCATTCCATTGCAGAGTTGGAGTAAGATTCTTGAATGATGCCTGTAGTGCGCTGTAAGGCTAATTCAATAAGGTAGTTCTGTCTAGAAGCAGATGGCCCTGTTTTAGTCTTAGCCAATATGTCGGCTACTCTAGAAGCTGTAACCTTGCCTAGGCGCATCTGATGCCACTCTGGAGTGCCTTGTTCGACAGCTATTCTATCTTCTGTTGTAAAGGTAGTCATACCCCTCCCAATCTAATTGCTAGTCTGATTACACCCATCAAAATGACAGATGCAATCACTAATGTTGCTATGGCTACTTTGTCGGCCCAGGTCATTCAATTATCTCCGCTTGAGCTGTTGTTCTTCCAATGGCTACTTTGTTTCCAATCACCATTTTTTCCACAGCAGCATTTAAAGATTCATGAATCATTTGAAGCGGAATTTTGCATCCAACAGGATTTGCAAGAACTACTTTGTAAGTTATTTCCCATTCTTCAAAATTTTTCATGATAGTTCAGCTTTCTTAGCATCTTTGGCTGCTGAAATCTTAGCAACTGCTGATTTGTCTTTTGACAAGGTGTTATAGGCATTTTTGTAGACATCTTTAAGCAATTCAATAGAATCACAATTAGAAATAGCCTCAACCCATTTATCAGCCTCTACAGCCAAATCAGGGGTTTCTTCATCAGGCAAATCCTCACCAGCATAGATATAAAGGCCAATTCCGAATAGACTGATTGTTTTTACCAAAGCCCTTTGCATAGCGGTATTTACAGCAAAGGCATCAGGGTTTTGAATGGCTTTGTTCATATTGTTTAAAACTGGCATCTGGCAAGTCATAGTTTTGCCAAAAGCTGTTACTGAACAAAAAACCATTAAAGTTTCAGCAAAATAAACTGGCTCATCAAACTTCCAGGTAGCTGTAGGATCATTTTGTAAAAGCTGGTCTACAGCCCAGGTCCAAGAAAGATAAGTAAATTTACCTTTGCGCTCTGTATGTTCATTGACATTAATAAGTCTTAATTCATTAAAAGTTTTCATCACTTTTCCTTAGTCTAAAATTTCTGATTCTGCTGCATCTAAAGCAAACTTTTCCATATAGTCGCAAGCAATCATCATCATTTTGCGACCAATCTTTTCAAAATCACCTGTATCAATTACATCCTGAAGTGCTTTTGCAGTATCTACATCTAACTCACCCATTGCTTCAGAAATTGCTCCTGAAGTTCTGTAATCATATTCAGCTCCAACTTTCATCAATTCCCATGCTCTGCCTTCAATTTCATCATGGCGGTCATCATAATCTTCAGGTTCATAGTAAGCATCATGTTTAGACATTCCCATTACACACCTCCATAAACAAACATTGCAGCAAGTAAAACAGCTAAAAGAACTACACCAGACCATTCAATAAACTTGTTCATTTATGCTCTCCCTGTCAATTTGAGAGTAATCATTGCTGTGGATTTGGTGTTCTGAGCTAATAACTCTGCTGGAGCATTTAATGCTTTGTAAACAGCTTTATGGTCGATTGTGTTGCGCTGGCTCAAAGTTACACAAGCCTTAAAGAGTTCGCCTTCATAGTGACCTTCACCTTGGTTTTTGATTTCATTCTTAATTAATTCAGCTTTTGCTTCTAAGTCAGCAATCTCAGCTAATAAGTAACCTAGAGCATCAATTTTGTTTGTTGTTGTTGTCATCACTATTTCCTCATCACTTGTTAATAAAATTTACTGCATAGGTGTAACTATACATGAAATTTTGGGTTTGCAACAGTTTTTTTTAATTATTTTATTAGGACTTTCCCTAATACAATAAATTTTTATGGATTGTAAAAGAATTGTGATATAGTCATTCCAACTAAGAAAGGAAGTATATGAATCCAATGGACTTAATAAGAATCGAATTTGGGGGCCTTAAAAACCTTGCTGAGAAGCTTAATTTAACTCCAAATACAGTTTATCTATGGGGTGTAAACAAGATTCCATTGAAGTATTTAGGGGCTATTGAGAAGCTTTCAGAACTTAGATTGACCAGAGAGCAACTTAGACCAGACCTATTTAAAAAGGATTAAAAATGGCTGAAAGAAGAATGTTTGCAAAAACTATCATTGATAGTGATGCTTTTTTAGATATGCCTTTGTCTACACAATCCTTATATTTTCACCTATCTATGAGGGCTGATGATGATGGTTTTATAAACAATGCTAAGAAAATTCAAAGGATGCTTGGCTGCAATGATGATGATTTAAAGATTCTTTTATCCAAGAATTTTATTATTCCTTTTGATGGTGGGGTATGTGTTATCAAGCATTGGAAAATTCACAATTACATCAGAAATGATAGGTACAAAGAAACAGTTTATGGTGATTTAAAGGGTCAATTATCAACAAAAGACAATGGTGTATACACTATGGATACCATTGGTATACCAGATGGATACCATTTGGAAACCCAGGATAGGTTAGGTAAGGATAGGTTAGGTAAGGAAAAGCTTTCTTTGTCGGAATCTAAGATTCCTCCTTGCCCCCATCAGCAGATTATTGATATTTATCATCAAACCTTGCCAGAGCTTCCAAAAGTGATTTCCTGGAATAAAACCAGAGAGGCTCACTTAAAGCAAAGATGGAGAGAGCTATTTACTGAATTTGAGTGCAAAAGCTCAGATGAGGCATTGGATTGGTTTAAAAATGATTTTTTCCAATTTATTAAAAATTCCAAGTTTTTGACAGGCAGAACTCAATCAAAAGATAGAAGGCCATTCCTTGCTGATTTGGAATGGGTTATTAAGCCTACAAACTTTACAAAGATTATTGAAAGGAAATACCTATGAAATCCAAGCTTGTTAAATTTGGCGGTAGAGATGAAGAACAGCAACAACAAGGGCAACCTTTAGGATGTGCTGCTTATGGATGTGCTCAAGCAGGGACTATTTCTGCCGGAACTGATGGAACAGCTAAGTTTTATTGCAGATTTCATTTTGGCCTTAAACCAGCAAAAAATGACCAAACAACTTTAAGAGTTCATCAAAATGACAAATTAAGAAATCTTTTTGATATGTGTACCACTCCAGAGGTATTTTTTAAGCCTGAAGGGGATGAAACCTTTTTTTCAGTAGCGGATAGGGTTATCAAGGATGAATTGGAGGATATGGGATTGAATCACCTTCATGTATCTAAAAACTTGCTTAAAACTAGAAAAAATATTATTTCTGAGCTTGATAACCGAGTTTTTATCAAAGAAGTCGGAACAGTTGCTTTGCCAAAGGATATAGATGTTGGAAATTACTTCCTAGACAAAATTCTTGGTAGATGAATACTTTAAAACAAAAGCTTCAATATGAAATTGATTGGTTTATTGGAGCAGCCAAAAGAAGGGGATGGGAGCAATTATTGCCACAGCTTGAAAAGCATCCTCAGGCTGATTTATTGAAGATTGAAATTAAAAAACAATGGAATAAGAGATGAACTTAGAAAATTTGAATGATGACAGGGTAGAAAAGGCACTTATTTTCCTATCTTCTACAGATACAGAACATGCGCTGTTAGGAGCAAGGGTTAAAGAGGCCGAGGAAGCCATTAAACAGGCCAAGGCTCATTCTTTTTTGATAGCTGAGGGGACAGTCGCAGAAAGGGAGGCAAAGAGCATAGCGAGCCTTAAATATGCCAATGCAACTGAAACCTGGGTAGAAGCTTACAAAAACTTTAAGATTTTGGACAATCAGCGCAATTCTGAGGTAAGAATCACAGAACTTTGGCAAACTTTGAGCAGCAATAAGCGCAAAGGAATGATTTGATGGCTCATTCTGGAAATTCTTATGATGAAAGGGTCAAAAGCATTAAAAATGATGGTGAAATTCTATTTGAGATGTATTGCAAAGCTAATAAAAGCGAATTTCAAAGATTAGGGTTTGATGAACACCAAGAAAATGTTTCTAAATTTTGGAGAATAAATGCCATTCTTAGAAACCTTCCAGACTATGTAATTAATGCTAAAAATAAGACTTTTGTAGTGGCTGTAAAAGGAACTGAAAACTTTAAGCAAAAAGAGATTGATTTATTGCCAAGCATGATTGAGGCCTTTAGTTCACCAGAGGCCCCATTGATTTATGCTTTTTGCTTTAAAGAAAGACAAACTCCAATCTGGATTAAGCCAGAAAAAATTATTGAGCTTTACAACAATTCCCATGATGAACAATGGCATGATGGGGTTATTTACAGAAATTTAAAATTAAGGAATAAAAATGAAAGACTTCAGTTTGCCGTACTTGACAGCCAAAAGCCTTTTAGAACAATATTACAAAGCAATGATTTCTCAAGATAAAAACTTGGCTTATCAAATTTCTACAGATTTGGTCGAGATGGTACTAAAGCTAGAAGATATAGCTCATGGCAACTAAAGCGGAAAAGGATAAATATGCTGAATTGGCAAGATATGGCTGTATTTTGTGCAAACAACTTGGAGTTAGAGAAACCGAAGATAGTCAGGTCGAAATGCACCATATTCGAAGATTTGGAGGTAAGCGATGCCTTGCGCCTGTCATCCCACTCTGCGCTATCCATCACAGGCTTGGAGATTCCTCAGTTCATGCACTTGGACATAAAGGATTTGAAAAATATTGGGGTTTCTCTGAAATGGATTTGTTAGAAAAATTAAATGAGTAAATATGCCAAAAGGGTCGATGAAAACCAAAATCTTATAAAGCACACATTTATTTGCTTGGGAGCTTCAGTTCTTGATTTATCTAGAGTTGGTCAAGGTTGTCCAGATTTACTTATTGGCTATAAAAGCAAATCTGTCCTTGTTGAAATAAAAAGAGATAGCAAGGCCACTTTTACTGAGCCCCAGGTCAAATTTATGCAAAAATGGAGGGGTGGAGCAGTTAGCCGAATAGATTCGGTAGATGCTGCTATTCGCCTCATAAAAATGCTAGATATGGACTAAATATGGCTCTGGTAGATGAAATTCAAAGACAGTTTGAAGGTAAATACCTAAAAAACAATAGAGAAACTTTGGCTTCAAAGCTTAAAGAGCATTTTGATACTCTGCCACAGCAAATAGAAACAAACCAAAGGGCTATGGATAAAACTATGGCTGGTATGTATAAAACCGATTTAGGAACAGGGCAGCCTAATCCTAATTATTACCCTGGTGCAATGCAGGAGTTTACTCAAACAATGCCTAATGTGGCTGGAATGATGATTGGCCCAGAATCAGCATTGTGGAATAAAGCAAATGCCTTTAAAGCTGCTCAAATGTTTAAGCAAGATGTCCCTGCTTCACAAATATGGTCACAAACAGGAACAGCAAAAGGATTAGAAAATGCTTTTAGGCAAGAAATTTCTGATGAACCTGCATTTTTAAAAGGGTCAGGAAATTTTAAAGAAATATTTGAAAAAAGAAAAGAAGCTCATGGCGTAACAACTCCAACAATAGAAGAAGTAATGAGACACCCTGAATTATTTGAAGCTTACCCACAATTAAAGGGAATACAGGTTCATCTTTTGCCTGAAACAAGTAGAAATAATGCTTCATATTCACCAGTAGAAGGAATAATTAGAGTAAATCCTAATTTAAGTGCTGAAAAAGCCACTTCTTCAATATTGCATGAACTTCAACATGGTGTTCAGGAGATAGAAGGATGGAATAAAGGTGCTGATGCTGGAACTTTTTTAAAAAAATATCAAGGTCAATTAGATGATATTGAAGAAAGATTAAAACAAGCAAATCAATCTGCTTCAAAGGCAGCAGGAACTGAAAATTATGATTCTTTGATGGCAGCAAGAGACAAAATTGGCAAAGAGTATAGAGATTTTATGGGGCCTAACAGCATGGGTGTATATGAAAAAGCTACTCAAGAATACAAATTACATGGTGGAGAAGCTGAAGCTAGGCTTACACAAGCTAGACAAAATTTAAATAATGAACAAAGAAGCAATATTTATCCATTTGAAAAAGGTGCAAATGCTTTAGATATAAACCCAGAAGATGCAATTATTAAAATGCAACATGACAGTCCCACTATTACCAGAAAACAATTATTGCAAAATTCAGGATATGAGCAGCCCATAGACCGAATAAATGCTCATGAGAATAGATTTGAAACCCCTATTGACACAGGCTCAGAATAAGGCAAAATATAAGGAACTGCGATATTGCAGTCTTTTTAGCTAAAAGGAATGAAAAATGGGTAAGATGGATTCTAGCAAGGGTATTCCCCTTAAAACTGGTGGTGTAATGCCTAAAGGTGCTGATGCAGCCGATACTAAAGGCGAGCGCAAAGAAGCTCTCCGAGGTGGTGTTGCAATGGGTAAAGAAGATGCTATCGGTAAAGATGGCGAATACAATACAGGCCGTACTGCTGGTATTTGCTATGAGCATAAGCGCATGAACTATGCTTCTGAAGATAAATATGAGAAGAAGTATTAAGTAAAAAAAGCGAAAAGCCCACAGATGAAGGGTCTGTAGGCTTCTCTAACCAAATACTAATCGGAGAAGTAAATGGCTGTTATAGAGCATAAAGATACTTGCCTAAGTTGTCGATTTTTTTCTGTAGGTGAGCGAATGGGAATCTGTAAAAGGTTCCCTACTGCCGTTAATAAATCGAATGATGACTTTTGTGGGGAATGGCTTTACCCTAAAAACCATGTAATTGAAGCTATTGCATCTGGATTGACTGTTACTTTTAGCGAAGAACAACCAAAGAAAAAACCAGGGAGGCCTAAAAAACCATGAAGCTCAAACCCCTATTAGATAAGATTGTTGTAAAGCCCGATACAAGAGAGCTTTCCAGCATCATTTTTGTTGATAACAAAGAAGTCGAGAACATGGGAACTGTCGTGGCTGTAGGCCCTGGCAAGAAACTCCCTAATGGTCGCAGAGAAGATATGCCCGTAGAAGTAGGAGCAAGAATCCGATTTGGCACTATGAACGATGATACTGGCGAAGAATACTTAAAATACTTCCCTTATGTTGAAGATGGGGTTAAGTACCTAGTCATGAGTTGGCAAGATATTTGCTTTCAGGAAGATGCAAATGTTTAAATGGTTAATAAACTGGTTTAAGTCTGAAGCGCAAGGCTATGAAAAGCAAAAGTCTATGACCCCTGATGAAATCCTTGCTTCATGGGCTACATTCAATAAAGAACCAGCAGTAAAAGT